TCCGTATACAGGCTGACAGAGAAAGGATCTCGACACAGGTCTTGATCCCCATCTTTAGTCCATAGTATACGAAGACGCTTAAGGCGCTCATCGGGATCCATAGCAGCTAACGATGCAGTGAAGAATCGCAGCAGCATGGACCACCCCGACAAGACCTTGCGTCTTGTTAATGGACGAACGTACGTCACGAACACTTCGCGCTTTTGCAAGCGCTTATTGCTCCGTGTGGGTACGTCCTGTTGGTCAGATACGTCTATGAGGCTAGGTGCACCAACATGGTGCTCCTCGCCGGCAATCGGCCAGTACAACTGGCAGAGAGCCCTTACGATGTAATCGTAAGTAGAGAAGTATCCCCTACGATAAAATGAATTCGCATACGCGATCCATGATTCGTAAGAGTCAGCGGAGGGGAGACATGTCCAAACCGTTTTCAACTTCAACGGTGTGACACAGACGCCTTGGTAGGCGTCCATGCCGCAGGATTCCCGAAAGGGTCCTTTGGTACAGCACTTATCGCGATTGACTTTGAGGCCAAACGCTTCGAGCACCGCGATCGCGTCTTCTGCAACTCGCAGGGGAACGACCACATCATCTCCGTATACGAGGATACTCTCACGAGTATCCGTGTCACTAAATGACGCATGCAGGAGACTCCAGATAGTTAATGCCATAATGGGGAAGCATAATGCCGACCCCATCGGAGCGAACTTCCGAAGATTTAATATTCTTCCGCAAGGTAACTTCGTACTCAAACTTCTACTAGCCTCCAAGAACCCGCAAAGGTCCGAGGGGAATAGTAGACGAACTAACTCAAGTGATACACGATCGCTGGCCTCTTTGAGGTCCAACGTCGCATAGCCTTCGCCAATAGAAGCCGCGTTAGGGATTTGACTCCCTAGCAAGGCCCCACATTGGTTGGGCACTTGATCAGTGAAGAACACATTCCACTTTGTTAAGGGATGATTCTCCACAAGCGAATAGATAGCCTTCCGCTGACCCTGTTGAATCCACTGCAAAGCAGCAGGTTCGCAAGAAATCAGTCGAGGGCCGCGTGAGTCTTTCGGCACGAGACAAACTCGAGCCGGTACCTCACTCTCATCGTTAATGGAAGACCATTTACGATGCTCGTCACAAACCTGTCCAACAGACGCGCAAAAGAAGGCGTCAAAAGGATACATGTCTGTGAGTCGCGTCGGAACATTCCGCCACTTGTACTTCTCCCAAGGCTTCTCTCCAGTAGAGACTGCCCCAGGACCGTGCGAGGGCGAGATATCTGACAAGTCGAAATGCCGGAACAACTCACGAAGAGTTGCTCTGGCAGCGCGCGCGATCTTCACCATCCTCGGGCAATTACGCCTCCGTACGGGTGAATCCACGCTCCACTGCATCCAAACTTGCACGTTGTGCAAGTAAGTATCAGTTTCTATTAATTCTGTCTCGGTCCTTTCGAACTGAGTCAGAACTGCTTGTTCTTGGTCTGGTGTGTAGGGCAACTCATACTTGTAAAACAGGTATAAAATTTGCCGGAGAACACAGACACTACTTGCGCAACCCGGTATTAATGGGCTGCCCGATGCTGACAATACACGTTCGAAGAATTCGCCTAAGAAAACTGGCGTAACTCTACCTTCACTGGGTTGGAACCCGGTGTTAGTTAGATCGAACGATTGACCGCTTGAGAGGGCCTTATCTAGCGCCTTCCCGAGTGATGGCAGGGTTTTCGTGAGAAAGCCCCGTCCCTCTGAATCAAGCCGCGATTGGACTTTGTTAATAGTCTGTTCGCAGCTTGCTGTACTGAACCAGCTCCGGTGAGTCAGTGAGACATCACGGAGCACGTTGGCGATGAGTGAGAACTCATCAAGGCTTTTAATAGGATCCATAATGGTGTCCTTCCTTGAGCCATACCCTCGTGTCCGCTATTCCGAAGTAAGTTATACCAAATGAAACCGTTTGAAACGTTTCCACTCGATATAAGCGAGTTCAAGCCTCTCAGGCTAGGATCAGGACCAAGGCGAGTTGCTTTGGTTGTTCTGTCCTTCCCTGTTGAGGAATTAAACCCCAATAGCATAAATAACCCCTCAGGGGGTGTTGTAGGTGGAGAACTAGGATCGTTCCGTGTGATCATCGCTGACCGCACGAACCTTCGTCGTCCTGCCAACTACATGGGCTACTTGCCTTCTTATGCCGACGTACAAGCAAATACCATGCTTCCCTAGAGCCACCCACACGTGTGGAGTGGTTAGGGAATTACATGGCAACGACTATTCCCAATCATAAGGCTTGCGCCGAATGATGGGTTTACAGTCACTGCGGCCTTTCAGCCGCAACATGCGAGCACGACAACGTGCGGTTGCTCTTTCTGCGCGCCTGTCCATAAAGGTCAGGACAAACGTACAGACAGCACGTAACACGTTGATAAGCCACTGCCAGCGGGCACTCACAGAGTGCCGTTGACAAGGGCTTCCGCGCCGTAACCCGTGCAATCGAAGAGTACCGTCGTTCCAGAGCCAGTGGTGGCCAAGAACGACAGCATTTCTGCGACTACATGTTTCACTTCAGCTAAGGTCACGAGAGCACCCACAGGGATGCTCAACGTGAAGCTGCCAGTGATAGGGACAGGAGTCAGATTATCCACCGTGGAAATGACAACTTTGTCAACACGGATATTGGATCGTCTGTTCTTCTTCATGCCAGTGCCCGTTTCTTGGTGTTGCACCTTGATACGATGCTCCTGACTTGGATTTTCGTTCAACTGAATGAACGTCCTGGATCGGCCGTCGGGGCCAGTACCGATAAATTCAACTTCGGTACCGACACTGTTTCTTACTTCGTTGGTTTGCAGGTTTTGAGGTATGGGCATTGCCTATTCCTTTCAACTTTAGCCGGGCCTTGCGGTCCGGTATCTTCGGCGTCTCCTTGTAATTAACAAGGCCGACCCCAGACTTATCTCGACAGGAGATAGTCCACTCGTCGTAATAAACGAGCTTTTACTCGGCATCTGTGTCTCGCGGCGGTATGCCGTCTCGACGCAGGTGGGGAGTTCGTACCTCTGATAGAACGGGACGTATGATCCAAAAGTAGGGTAACTCACCCCACCGTAGATCGTCCGCTCACGTGTTATCGACCAGAGATACTGATGTATGAACACCACCGGGTCCATGAACCCTACAGCCATCCGGCTGAGCATGTTGGAAACTCCAACAACCCAGTCTAGTAAGAAGGTATAGGGAATTGCATTCCAGATGATCGCGGGGTTAAGGTTAACCCCGAAAGCATCCAGATACGCAAACAGTCGCGAATGCGCGAGCTGGAGATCGGAGAGTACGTATGTGTATTCGATCTCAACATGGAACTTAGAAGGCTTGTACAAGACATTACGATAAACCTTAGCGTAAACGGCTTCAGGGGGCGCATAGGCTGGTCCCCAAAGCTTAGTATACGTATAAGGCGCTACCACAACATCCGAATACTCCGCCAGGTCGACACTAAAGTGACCTGTACGGACCTTCTCGGCATTATCAAGAAACTTCCGAAGTTTCTTTTCTGTTTGGAACAATCCAGCCCACGTGGACTGGATGTCTGATATTAGAGGCGCAAATGCGAACTTCCATTGAAGGTAAGTTCCAGCCGCTAATTGGGATAACGTATGGAGCGTCTGACGAGACAAAGGCCTAGATTGAATCTTGGACAATGCCGCGCCAGCGCCCTTAAGGGTCTCCAGCACTGTGTGCTTAAGCCCCAACTGGACAATTCGTCCAGCCGTACGTTTTGCGATCAATGAGAGATGTTTGAAGTCTTTCAACTCGTAAACAGCATTTAGAATGCTTAACTCAGCTTTGATTCTGGGCATAATGGCCGCAAGGGCCATCTGCTCAAGTTTAAACAGCTCCGTCGGTAGAGGAATAAATCCCTCATCCGCCGGGTTACCATTATCACGCCAACTGGGCAGGCCCTGAGGGCCATACCAACCAGTCGTCCCAGGACTCGTGTTAACACCGAACACCGACGATTCAAAAGTGGCTCTCATGCCACCAGTGTAATCGAAGGTGTCGACATTAAGATACGTAGAATCATGGTCCGCACGAAAGTGGCCGTCATGGAGCACCATTTTGTAATGCTCGAACGGCTTCCAACGTGACTTCGGACCTGATGCATCTACGCTCGCCCTTTCATCGAACACCAGAGTTGGGTTCGTTATCCTAGGCAGCAAGATTGGCTGCGCGGCAGTAACAGGCGGATATCCGAGTGGACCCCTAATCGGGGTATACAGGACATTCGCAAGACCGCCGCCAGACCATTCCTCTCGCTCACGAGTCTCTCGTTTCATACATTTGGAATGCCATAATTCATGGCATATAAAGGCGCGCGCCAACAGG